ATAACCACGTATCTCTGTCTTTATTTGCTCATTGTCTGCCGAAATTGTGTACTGACTTGTTTTCTCGCTTGATCCGAACCGTGTTAATACGGTCTTTCGTTTGAGCAAAAGTGAGTAAGTCAATGCGTGCAACAACTCAATAACTGAATCACTTGTAAATGTTTCATCACTTGGAAAGTATGACTCAGTTACGTTTGTTTCTGCGAGATGTACCTGTGATTCATCCTTTAGACCCGAAATCATGTACCCCCTCTCTTTCAAACTCACTATCGTTACTTGGTAATTCATTTTCGTTGTTTTGTTTTCCGTGAACTAATTCTATTAACTGATTTAGCGTTTCAGCACTTTCACCGTTGTATATTGATTTTAGTTTTGCAGGAGAAAATCTACTGCAAAACTCTAAATCAAAATTCGTTCCGTTTACATTCATCATTTCTTTATAATGAGTTTATTGCTAACTACCTTAGATTTACCGCTTGTATTGGTTACTAACACCCTGTAATAAGAATAGTAAGACTTAGACGAAACACTTGCAATAGTAATAGTTGTATCTGTACTTCCAATACCAGTCCATGTGATAGGACTACCAATATTAACATAAGATCCACTTGCAAAATATTTTCCCTGTGGTTGTACGGTACAAGCACCATTTGCTCCAGTTGTTTTGTCTGCTAGTTTTATTTCAGTGATGAAAAATAAACCATCTATTTTGTTTACAGGTACTTCGTAACTCCAAGTCGTTGCGGTCACAGTTCCAAGTGTATCACTAGCTAGTCCAACATAAGTCGGAATAAACCAAGCTGTTTCAGTTAATGCAGCGTTTACACGTGCTTGTTGTGCGTTTGAAAATAATGAGATTGAAAACAATGCTATAATTAAAAACTTTTTCATGATAGTAATTTTTTATTATTAATGAATTTTGAATTTATTGTAAAGAGTAGCGGGGGAATTAATCCCCCGATACTTCTTATGGTTGTACAGGTGAAGGAGTGATTGCAGCAACTACTCCGCTGATTGTACCTTTAACAACGGTTGTGTCATCAGTGATATAGATAGCTTCACGTTGGCGTGCTCTCAAAGAACTTTCATCTGTTTTCCATTCAGAGTAAACAGCTGTGATGTCACCCTCTGTAGTTATAACTTTAACGCCTTTATACCAGTCAGCTTGTTGTGTCTTGTAAATACGAATCTTTGCAAAAGCTTCAGCCCATACAAAAAACTCATCATTAGCCAAAGTATTGTCAACGATTTGTCGAACGTTACCAATGGTTGACATGATGTCGATTGGTGTTCCGTTTGCATTTCTCAAATCTTTCAACTTAGCCCATTGACTAGAGTTTAGAGCCATAGCAATACCACTTGTACGTGTGCCAATAGCTTGTTGTACTTGGTCAATTATAGCGGCTAATGCTGTTCTATCATCAGCACCCGCAACTGTGCCAAAATTAGCATTTCCATAAGCTTGACCAGCATTATCCAATAATGTTTTGATAAGTACGTTTTCAACACGGCTCAATTCATACAAAGCTTCTTGTTGAATTTCAGCTTCCAAACCTGCATTGTCTTCTAAGTCTTCATCTGCGATTCCCTCAACTACACCTGCAACTGTATCAACATTCACAACTGATTGCTCACCAACATACGAGAATGCTGGCTTAGCATTGTGATTGATTACAACCGCAGCGGCACCTTCTCCTTTTTCGAATTTTCGAATTTTGATAGCTGTTTTTGTAGTAGCAGAAATTGAGAAACCCAGAGCAAGTCCAGTTAAAGGGTGAAATACTTCTACATTTTCAATCTCTGCTTCGGGAGTCCATCCTGTTACATCAACTCCAGCTGTGAATGGTTTGAAACCATCACTTCCAGATTTTGCACCTGCCAAAGTTTTGAACGACAAAGAAGCTGATACTTTTTGTTTTCCGCCCATGCCTTTTTCAAGTTTAGATTGAATTTTTGCAAGTTTAGCCTCTACTTCTTTTTGAAGAGATGCAGTTGCCATGTCGCTCGATGCACTGATAGCTTCAAGTGCTTTGGTGAACACTGCGATAAGTTGCTCGTTTGTGGCTTCCATTTCAGCAGAATCCAAATCATTTAAAGCTGATTGAATTTCAGATACGGCTGTATCAATCTTTGTTTTTTGTTCATCGGTCAAAGAAGCCGATTTTTTTTGCTCATTAAGGGCGGTTAATTTGCTACCCAATAAAGCTTTTACTTTAAGTAATTCTTTTTTCATGTTTTTGCAATTAAATAATTAATAATTCTATGTCGAAATTTAATTCTCTTTTTTGTTGTGCTTGCATCGATGCACTTAGTTTCAAAATATCAGCATCCATATCTGCGGGAAGTCCTACTAATGAAATCTCGCACAATACACCCTCATGTATATTGTCGATACCATCCTTTGTATTCATCTTTAATGGTGCAATTGTAGGGCTTGCACCCTGTAAAATACCATCACGAACCTGTGGGAGTACTGTATCTCTGACAAATGGTGTTTCTGAATAATACATTTTTGCAGAAAGCACACCGTTATCATTTACGAAATCACGCCATACACCAATCAATTGATGTTCATCATGTTGGTAACACGCTGCGATTCCTTTTCCTGCTTTATTTAAACGATCAAAGAAAGCATCCAAACAACCTGCAATCGGTCTCCATCTGTTTTCATTGGCTATATTGTAGTGTAATACGATTGATTCTATGTATTTTAGCTCCTCATTAAGAGAAATAGAACCCGAGTAGTATTTTAGTTTGTTCATTGTGCTACTGTATTTTGTTGATTCATTTGTGGAACGCCTGGGAATGTTATCTCATACCCATCTACACTTCTAAATGATGCAAGTTTTTCGTCCTCAATTTGAGTTATCCAATCATAAATCATTCCTTTGAAATCGGTGTAAGTCTGAATGATTGCATTTTCTTTATTGTCGAATGTAGAACCACTTAGTATCATATCTTCCTGTATGCCAAAGATACGAGCTACATTTGATACTGCATTCTTTTCTTTCTCAAGTAATTGTAATTCAGCAATAGGCATTGAAACACCGCTGTACTTCATTGGTATTTCAGTAATAGCGAATTTTCTTTGATGTTTTTTTGCTCCAAAAATAGTTTTGAAAGCATCATACATCTTTTTAGTTTGACTTTCTTTTATTATCTCACCTTTTTCGGGTGAAAATACGCCAAACATTCCACGCTCATCAAGTACGCTATAACTCACATTAGTAACTAGTCCATACATACGTAATTGCTGTTCTGCTGCATGTCTTTGTGTAATTTTACTAATCGTATATGCAGGGTCAACTACTTTTATATTTCCAATTGACTTGTTAACATCTTTCACATTACCTTCATCGTCTAATTTTATAAAGCACTGACCGCTGTCATGCAACGCAAAATATATCTTTGTCAAATTTCTTTGGAGACTTTCGCAAAATGGGTCTTGAAAACCTTTGTATTTGATTACTGAATTGCCTAGAATGTTACAAACAGTTCTTGTTACATCATATTTCAGAGCTTCTTCAAACTTATGATGTACATTGTAACCATGAATAGAATCACTATTTACTTGCTCTATTTGCTGTTCAAGTGTACAATCACCATCGACATGAGCCTTGTATATGTATTTTCCTTTTATCATAATAATGCAAATGTAGTATAGATTTTATCTTTATGATTATTTTTTGGAAATCTTTTGAAATGCGTAAATATCCCACTTAGTTATCAACCCACCATATAGTTCTGAAACTTGCCTTGCAGACTTCCTTCGTAGTAGGTGCATAATGTCATCATAATGATTTATAATGAACTCCTTTTTTTGTCCGTAAATTTCTTTCCGTGGCTTGGTCATATATCAAAGTATTTGAGTATCAATTTAGCACCACGCCCCAAACAGTCTGGCGCATCGTCATGGCTACAATTTGGAAATTCAGTACATTGAGTAAGGAAGTCAATCATCTTAGGACTTCTAACAAATTTGAATCGTTTTGCAGTTGGGGCATAAACAATTATATCAGCTTCTTTCTTTGAAGTGTTATTAACTAAGTTTAAAACACCATCGTACATATTGTTCACAGCATCTGTAACAACACCGCTCACCCCATTGCTTTCAGAATAGTGATCTATTGGTGTGTGATAAAACGAATCCCACTCTTTTAGTTTCTCAATAAATCCGCCAGTCTTAGTAAATTGACTGAACACACAATCTACAGCCCACACCTGCTTATTTTTAATTCCAAATAGCAATGAAGCGAAATAGTCATTACCAGTTCCAAGTGATGGGTCTGAGTAGCTTATCATGTAGTCGAACTTAGTCGGGAAATCTTCCACAATATCAAAATCTTCCATCTCATAAGCCTTACCACTTAGCATTGAGTAATTTCCTAAATAGTAAACTTCATAAGCGTATCTTTCGGGGCTTCCTTCCTCTGCATATTCGCCTTTTGATTTTAAGTCAGCAAACCATTGTAACTGATTTTCGGATAAGAAAGGATTATCATGCCATGAACTAGAAAAAATATTTGTGCCTTCTTCATTAATCATGTCATGCGCCCAAAACTTCTTTGTAGGGTTAAAGTCAACGAACTTTCTACCTTTGGCGCGACCTAGCAACATAGCAACCTCACGCGGCAATCCGTCACCCTCATTTACAAATACATTATCACGATTACGTTTGGCTTCATTCTCATTGGTTACTACTTCAAATGTCCATCTGCTACCATTGTATAACTCAATCTTTGTAGCACGTTCGGGTATTTTAATTTCGGGTGCGTATTGGCTAATTATTGACTTGCAATCTATAAACGTACCAAGCTCCAACATTTTGAATGATGGAGCTATGATATTCAAGTTAAATTGTCCGAGTTTAGTTTGTAGGAACGCCCACTTTATGAAGTTATAAGTTTTGCCCGAACGGCTACCGCCCTCTAGTATTGACCAGTCAAAGCCTTTGTTTAGGAAGTCATAGTGCTTTGAAATGATAGTATCACGTAAAGATATTGTATCTTGAATGATTTCAATATCTGTTTTCTCTTCAATATCCTCATCTGTTCCATTTTCAATGAGTAACCTACTAGCCTGTACATCGCCTTTGCGTGCCTTACTGATAAGCCCTAATGCTATCATGTCGTATTGAGATAGGTTTTCAATCTTGTTTGATATTGGGTTCTTTTTCTTTTCCTCAACTTGCAACCATTTCCGAAGTGTGGTCTTTTTGTTAAGCGTACCTTTTCCCCTGCCGTTCGGATTTCGGCTTGGTTCGCCTTTCTTTGGAGGTTTTAAGTTTTCATCATTCATTTCTCAAAGTTTTCTCAAAGTTTTATTTAGAATAATTCTAAATAACTTTAGCATTTATTCCTTTGCAAATCAAATCGTTATAAACAATCATCTGTTCTTTTTCAGAATCGCAAACTATTTCAATCTTGTAAATATCTGTTTTTTCATCTGAATTACCATCTAAATCTGTTTCAACTTCACTCTCAAAATTAGGAACATCCAACCCCCACGATTCTAATTCTTCAACTTCCCAATTGTTTGCCAAATCCTCCCAATCCCACTCCCCAAATCCAACGTTATCTTTAATGGTGAACTGTTTTCTTTGTTTGTTAGTCCATTCATCAGCACGCATCACCCAACTATCAGGAAAATCCTTGTATTTCAGTTCCTGCAATGCTTTTAAGCGCATATTACCGCCAAGTGGGTATAACTTACCATCTGAATCAGTAACGCACACAATAGGACGCTTTTCCATCATTTCGGGGAAGTCCTGCAATGATTGTACTAGCTTCTTGAATTTATCGTCTCTGATAAGACGTGGGTTTGATGGATTTGGTTTGAGTTGTGATAGTTTCATGCTTACATTTTTCTGAATGAGTAGATAGTTTTACGTGTCATATTTCCTTTGTAATCCCGTATCTCTTCATCATGGTATTTAGCTTTCAATTCTTCAAGTGAAACATCATACTCGCTCCAATTTTCTAACATAGCATTGTTGTAAGAAGTACCACCAGCCCAGTACTGTGTTTCTTTGTGGATATTGTAATTTTTCTTTTGCAGTGCCTCATCTTGGCACGCTACTAGCGCAATTAGCGCAAAAATAATCATTAGTTTTTTCATAGCTGTTTGTTTGGTTAAAGTGCAAATATACACCGTTTTTGGTTTAATTCAAACTATTTTTTTGTAAAATTCGCAATCCATGAAGTAATTTCCAGTTTTTGTCTGCTCTGGCCGTAGTTTGCAAGTCCAAATGAATTGATATATTTCAACATTTCTATTTTGACATTCTTTGCAGTACTTTCTGTTTTGTCTTTTAGCCATTATTTTTGTTTTTGATAAATGATAAAATGTGTTTAATAACCGCGATAGTCCACCCATTACCGAGCATCTTGTAACGTTGAGTGTCTGAGCATTTATATCCGTTTGTACTTTCCCACTTGTACCAATCGGGGATTGTTTGTAATCTGGAGCATTATGTTGGTGTTAATCGCCTTATTCGTGAGGTTTGAATTTCAATA